CAACTGATTATTCCTCTACGAACGAAATTACAAATACATCTGGAACTGCTTACACAGCCGGAGGAGCAGCACTAACTAGTGTTACTCCAGTTGCGGACAGCACCACTGCAGTTTGTGATTTTGCGGACGTTTCATGGACAAGTGCTTCGTTTACTGCCAATGGGTGTTTAATTTATAACACGACAACTGGTACAGGCACAGGAACAACTGATTCTGTAGCTGCAGTTGCTTTTGGTGGAGATAAAACAGTTTCAAGCGGAACTTTCACAATTCAATTTCCCGCAGCAGCAGCTGCCACAGCTATACTCAGAATAGCATAAGGAGGTAATTCCTTATGGCTTCAGTTTGGGGTGGCGATGATCCTTCAGTAGCATGGGGACAAAATTCTTGGGAATCTAATATTATTACCCAAGCCGTTACAGGCTATGGGTTAACTGCATCTTTAGGAACTGCAATTGGCAATACCAATGTAGGTTGGGGTTCCGATAAATGGAGCGAAGGTGTTTGGGGTACAGATACTACAACTGTATCACCTACTGGAGTTGAAGCTAGTGCTTTATCGGGTCCCGTTACTTGGGGCTATCCAGGATGGGGTGGAAGTTCATGGGGTGGCGTCTTTATATTAGAAGTCGCCGATGTAATGGGATTAACCGGAGTCTCGGCAACAGTTTCTGTTGGAAGTCCTGATATTAAATATTCATCTACACAAACACCAACCGGTGTAAGTTCAACCGTTTCTTTAGGCTCTTTATCTATTAATGCTGGAGCCGATCACACTCAAGGATTATCCGGACAAGCAGCAACTGCTTCAGTTGGATCATTTGGTTTTGCATGGATTGATTTCCCAAGTGGAGTTTCTGCTACAACTTCTGTAGGAAGTATAACTATTGCTTCTATTGAATTAATAGATGTTACCGGTGTTTCTGCGACAGCTAGTGTAGGATCAATTAGTCCTACTGAAATGGCAATGGGATTAACTGGAGTTTCGGTTACAGGTAGTGTAGGATCTATTAGCCCTACTGAAATGACGATGGGATTAACTGGAGTTTCAGCAACAGCGAGTGTTGCTGATATGACAACATCCAGTGGTGGTGGGATTATTGCTTATGCAAATATTGACACTGGCTCTAATATATCGTATTCAAGTATTGCAACAGGTTCAAATGTTACGTATAGTGATGTGGACACACCGTAGGAGAAAAATAAATGGCTTCAAGTTATAATAATTTAGGTATCGAATTACAGGCAACGGGTGAAAATGCCGGTACATGGGGTACCAAAACTAATACAAATTTAAATTTAATCGCAGAAACATGGGGTTTTATCTCCATTGATATGGCGGCTGCCGACGTCACACTTGCAATGACAAGTGGTTCAAGCTCAAACGCCAGAAATTATATTTTAGAATTAACAGGAACATTAGCAGGTACTAGAGTTTTAGATATTCCAGCTCAAGCAGGTTCACCTGCAGCAAATATTGAAAAAGCATTTATTGTTGTTGATAAAACAAACAGAAGCGGTTCAGCTTATACTTTAACTTTTAAAGTTACAGGAGCTTCAGGAGTTACTTTACGACAACTTCCACAAGACAAATCAAGTGCACCCGTAACAACTTTTGTTTATGATAATGGTACTGATATTATTGATGCGTCTAAAGACGTGGCCATTAGTTTTACCAATGGTCAGTACATTGCAGATAATAGTGGAAATGAATTAGTAACCTTTGGGGTTGTAGGCTCAGCTGTTAACGAAGTTAAAATCACGAATGCAGCTACAGGAACTGCAGGTCCAATTATCGCGCCCAACGGAGAAACTAATGTTAATCTTCAATTAAGACCCGCAGGAACTGGAGTCATTACTGTAGGAACATCCGCAGCTAATGCTACTGTTACTTCCAAGGGTGCTCATGATTTAATTTTATCAACCAATGAAGGTTCAAGTTCAGGAACTATAACTATAACTGATGCTGCCAATGGAGATATTACTATAACTCCTAATGGCACAGGAATTGTTAAGGCTACCGATGCAGCAGATGCAACGGCAGCAGTAAAAATTGCTGGAAAAGAAACTATGTGGGTACCGGCAACGGCAATGTATGCGACTACAACTAATGGAGCAGAAGCAGCACAGGCAGAACTGACAGCAACTAATCCAGAATTAAAAACTTTCGCCTTTGATACTACTACAGCAGAATATGTACAGTTTAATGTAAGTTTTCCCAAATCATGGGATTTAGGTACTGTAACTTTTCAAACTTTTTGGTCTGCATCTGCAACAGATACAGGCACAGGGGGTTTCAAACTGCAAGGTGTTTCTATAGCTAATAATGCTGATTATGATACATCATTTGGAACGGCCGTAGCTAATACGGCATTAGCAGCGAGCGGAACACAAGATGATTTAATGGTTAACGTAGAAAGTGGAGCTGTTACTATAGCAAGTGCGGCAGTTGATACTAATACTGTTTTTCAATTAGTTAGAGATGTTTCAACTGATACTAATAGTGGTGATTTACGATTAGTAGGAGCTAAAATATTTTATACTACAAACGCGGCTAACGACGCATAGAAAGGAATATATAATATGTCTTTTGGATATCAAGTTTTAGGATTTGGCTCTGGAGGATGCGACAAAAAGTATATAGAAGCCACAGGAGGTTGTAGCATAACAACTGACGGTGATTATAAAGTTCATAAATTTGGAGCTGATGGAACTTTTTGTGTTTCTAGTATAGGCAATCAACCAACTTCTACAGTTGAACTTTTACTTGTTGGTGGCGGTGGCGGCGGTGGAGGTGATAGAGGAGCTGGCGCAGGAGCTGGCGGACTAATTCTTTCGCCTTCATGTGGTTTAGCGGTTACTGCATCCCCTTATGCTATTGTAATAGGAGGAGGTGGCGCTGGTGGAGCAACAAATCCAGCTCCTGCTAGATTCGGTACTGCAGGAGTAGATACAACAGGATTAAGTTTAACAGCAGCCGGAGGAGGCTATGGTGCTGGAGGTGGAGGAGGCATTACCACTTGGAATGGAGGACCCGGAGGTAGTGGCGGAGGTGGTGCTTTTGGACCTGTACCTGGACCTGCAGCTGCTAGTGGAGGCTCAGCTACTCAACCTGGACTGCCTGGAAATTCAGGCTGTTGGGGGTATGGATCAGCTGGTGGAACACCCGCTCCATCTACTGGTGAATCAACTACAGGCGGTGGCGGTGGAGCTTCTGCTGCTGGATCACCTGGAACACCGGCGGTAAGTGGTGATGGCGGAGCTGGACAATCAGTAACTCCTATTTTTGGAGCATCTCCAAAAGCGTTTTATGAACCTACTAATGGATTATATGGTGGCGGAGGTGGTGGCGGTGCTGCCGATCCTGCCGGTCCACCTGCATCAGGAACTGGAGGAGCCGCAGGCCCTGGAGGTGGAGGATCAGGAGGAGATTCTACCCCAGGAGGAACAGGCGGTGGAGGTGCAGCTGCTGGAACAACCAATACTGGAGGTGGTGCCGGCGGAGGTTCTAATACTGCTGCACCAGGAGTTGGAGCTCTTGGAGGATCAGGGGTTGTTTTAATAAGGTACAAATTTCAATAACATTATGGCACATTTTGCAAAATTAGGCGTAAACGGAAAAATAATAGGGGTTCATGTAGTTAATGACAAAGATTGTTTAAATGTTGAAGGTAAAGAAGATGAAGAAGTAGGACAAAGATTTTTAGAAAATTTACATGGGTGGCAGAAGAGTATGTGGAAACAAACGTCTTATAATACTAGAAATGGAAAACATTATAAACCTAATACCAATATATTATCAGACGATCAATCTAAAGCATTAAGGGGAACTTATGCTGGTATCGGAATGATTTATGATGAAGAAAATAATATTTTTATTCAAGAACAGCCTTATGCTAGTTGGATTAAAAATGTTTCTACTGCAACATGGGACCCACCTACTCCTATGCCAGACGATGCCGAAGGACAAAAATGGTATCAGTGGAATGAATCCCTTAAATCTTGGGATAAACAAACTCCCTCATTATAACTAGTGTGGGAAAAACAAATATTATCCGAAACATCAATAATTTGGGGTTCTCTTCCCGCTCAATCTTTAGTTAATAATCAAAAAATAACCCATAATATTATTCGATGTTATGTTAACTACAAACCCAATAGGTTTGGAGATATTAAGTTAGATTATTTACAAGATCAACAATGGGTAATTGATTTTGTTAGAGAACATTATAAGGTTGAATATGGTTTTACTTTAATTGCTATTTCACAATATTGTAAGATTGACAAGCCACACGAAAGATCAGTTAAAAGACATCATTTAGATTACTATAATCTCTCTAATTCACCTGATTTTTCTCTTTTATACTTTGTTAAAGGAAAGGGAAATTTAATCATTGAATGGAATGATCATAGACATAAGCACGGTTATTGGACAATACCCATAGAAGCTGGTAAGTATGTGTTATTTAATAGTGATTTAAACTATTATTTAGAAGAAAGTCCAACTAATGAATTAAGAATGTATTTAAACTTTAACTGTCAAATAAAATGAATTTATCCAATTATTATTGGTATTTTAAATCTGTACTTACGCCACGATTCTGTGATGAAGTGATTAAACATGCTCAAGCTAAAAAAGAAACAATGGCACTTACTGGGGGATTTACTGGAGATAAAAATAAACCTTTAAACAAAGAAGAAGTTAAAAATTTAAAATACAAAAGAAATTCGGATGTAGTATGGCTCGATGATGCTTGGATTTATAATGAAATACATCCTTATGTTCATACAGCTAATAAAAATGCTGGTTGGAATTTTTCTTGGGATAGATCAGAGACGTGTCAATTTACAAAGTATAAATTGAATCAATACTATGACTGGCATTGTGATAGTTGGGATAAAGTTTATGATAGGCCTAAAACTTTTGGGCATCAAAAAATTAGAAAATTATCCATGACTTGTCAATTAACCGATGGTTCGGAATATTCGGGTGGAGAATTAGAATTTGATTTTAGAAACTATGATCCTCCCCAAAGAGATGAAGCTAAACATTTAAAAAAAGCAACACAAATATTATCAAAAGGTTCTATTATTGTTTTTCCTAGCTTTGTCTGGCACAGGGTTAAACCGGTCACTAAAGGAGTAAGATATTCCCTTGTCGTATGGCATTTGGGATATCCATTTAAGTAATGGATTTAAATGAATATTTTAAAACTCCTATATGGGCAGAAGATAAACCAGAATTTGTAAAATCATTAAATAAAGCTAGTGATAAATATATTAAAGAAGCCAGAAAAAGAGATAAGAAATTAATTAAAGCTACTGGAGATTTTGGAACATCCCACCATTCCACACCTTTAACAAGAGATAATGATTTTTTAGATTTCAGAAATTATGCTGGTCAAAAGTCTTGGGACTTTTTAGACCATCATGGTTACGATATGAAAAAATATCAAACTTTTTTTTCTGAACTATGGGTTCAAGAATTTTCGAAAAAAGGAGGGGGTCATCATTCAAGCCACGTTCATTTGAATCAGCATGTGTCAGGATTTTATTTTTTAAAATGTAGTGACAAGACTTCTTATCCTGTTTTCCACGATCCAAGAACAGGAGCAAGAGCTACTAAATTAAGAATGAAACCAGAATTAAAAGGTATCTTTCATGGTACAGATATACTTCATTTTAGACCCAAACCTGGCACCTTAATTATATTTCCAGGATATTTGGAACATGAATATGCAGTCGATCATGGCAAAGAACCTTTTAGATTTATTCATTGGAATATAGCCGCAATTCCCAAAGAAATGGCAAAAGGATGAGTCTTAATAAATATACTTTTAATTATTCAATTTTTGAAGAATTTGTGGCTGTTAAAAAACCTATTCGACAAAAGATTAAAATGTTTAAATTAAAAAAATATTTTCAAAATCAAAATAATTTTGGGAATAATAAAAAAGAGTTATTTGATATAACGAATACTGAATTAAAACCTATTTTTGATAAGTATAAGGTAAAATTAAAAGATTGTTGGATACAAAAATATACGAAAAATGATTATCATGATCTACATACACATGGTGTAAAAGGATATTCCTTTGTGTGGTATATTAAAATAGATGATAAGTCTGCGTCTCTGCAATTTTTCGATATAGGTTATCCATATATTAATACTGAACAAACGATAGCTATTAATGCTAAAGATGGATTATTTTTAATCTTTCCTAGTTTTATTCCGCATGCAGTTCCAAAAAATTTATCTAAAGAAAGGTTAGTAATAAGTGGAAATGTCTTTTAAAACAAATAAATATGCAATTATTAAACAGGCTATCTCAAAAGATTTGGCAATTTTTATTTACAATTATTTTTTAATGAAAAGACAGGTTTATGATACCTCTTTAAAACAAAGATATATTTCTCCTTATGAAACTTTACTGGGATCTTATGACGATGAACAAATACCCAATACTTATTCTTGCTATGCGGACATTATTATGGAAACTTTAATGTTGAAATGTCAACCCATTATGGAAAAGACGACAGGATTAAAACTGAATCCCGCTTATACCTATGCAAGAATTTATAAAAATGGGGATGTTCTTAAAAGGCATAAAGATAGATTTAGTTGTGAAATATCTACGACAATGAATCTTGGGGGAGATCCGTGGGCACTTTATCTTGAACCTTCTGGTAAAGAAGGAGTGAAAGGGATGAAGGTAGATTTAAAGCCAGGAGATATGCTGGTTTATAGTGGCTGTGAACTAGAACATTGGAGAAATAAATTTAAAGGTAAAGAATGTATTCAAGTATTTTTACATTATAATAATCGTAAGACACCGGGATCCAAAGAAAATCTCTTTGATAGGCGTCCACATTTAGGACTTCCCGCTTGGTTTAAAAACGTTAAGTTGCCAACTTCTAAAAAATAATATATATGTAAGTCTGGCATGGGGGGTTTTTCCACCACAAAGATCTTCTGTGCCTACCTATAACCAGTTGATATCCTCATCATTTTGGTATAATTCTAATTAAAGAGATTGTTATGCTACAAAAAATAGGCTTTTTACCAGGATTTAATAAACAAGTTACCCCTACCGGCGGAGAATTTCAATGGCAAGGAGGTGCCAATGTACGTTTTCGTTATGGAACTCCAGAGAAAATAGGAGGCTGGGAACAACTTGGAGATGATTCTTTAATCGGAGCAGCACGAGCTCAACACCACCTTATTAATAATGCTGGAACTAAATACTCTATCGTTGGAACTAATCGAATTTTATATGCTTACAGTGGGGGAGTGTTCTATGATATTCACCCCATTAAATCCACAACCACTGAAACGAGTGCTTTCACAACGACTAATGCATCGGCGACTGTGACGGTTACCACTTCTACCAATTTAGGATTGGAGCCAGGTGACATTCTATTATTTGATAATTTTACTACGATCACTAATTCTGATTTTGATTCTGATGATTTTGATGATAAAAAATTTATGGTTACGACAGTCCCAACGAGTACAACTTTTACCATCACGATGACGGCCACTGAATCCGGCTCAGGAGCTACCACTTCTGGAGGAATAAGAATTCAAATGTATTATCCGGTCGGCCCTGTTCAACAGGCCGCGGGTCATGGATTTGGAACAGGACAATGGAGTGGTACGGTTTCTATTGCAGCAACTTCAACTTTATCAACAGCGTTAGCTGATGATGCAGGTGAGACGACTATTGTTGTCGCGGACTCTGCGCAATTTGAAACGTCTGTAAGTGTCT